GTAGAACTTCCGGCTCTGCTTCAGACCTGTCAGAACGAAGTCAGCCTTCGCTCCGCGCTGGTTGATCTTCTGCTCCTGAGTGAGCATCGCTTCCAGCGACAGGGTGGTGGTGCTGGTATCAACGTTGGCTGCCTTCCACCAAGCGTAGGTGGCAGGATCAACGCCTCCGAAAGAAGCCGAGGTTGAGACAAGATTCCTCAGACCGTTGGCCTCGTAGGAGGTAGCGCCGGCGCGAGCGTTCTTGATCGAAACGAAGTTCGACGAAGAAGTGCTGATAGCGGAGCCGCTGACGGTGATACTTGGGCCGGACTCGGAAACGGCGGTGATCGTAACGCCGTCTGCGACTGAAGCCTCAGAAGCGGCGGTGCCGATATCTACGAGTTGGCCGGGGAAGAGCCACCCGCGCTCCAGAACCTCTACACCCTCCGTCGCGTTCAGCGTGACGGTGGTGCTGGACGAGGTGGTGCCGCAAGCAACAATCTTTGCGGAACCGTCCTGGAACAACTGACGGGTGATCTGCTTACGCAGGTCGTCCAGAGCGCCGGAAACCTCAGTCTCCAGAACATCAGCAACGGTATTAGCGTTGCCCGAAGCCTGGTCGAGGACGGAACCCTGAATCTGAATCTGCTGGTGCTGGTGCGTGTAGCTGTATTCAGCCTTGCTGATACCCTGCTCGCCTGCGGCGTTCAGGTTTCCACCTGCTCCCGGAAGAACGGTAAAACCGCCGTTACGGGAAACGTGGAGCGGAACACGGGCTACTTCACCGATGGAGACACGGCTGGACTTTCCGAGCTTGTCCAAGAAAGGATTCTCTTGGTAAAGCTGGGACTCCAACCTGTCCTGCGTATAAACGCGCTTCAGAGCGTCGTTATACGCCGTGAGAGTCGCTGCCATTTGGTTTGTTTCTCCTTACCTAAGACTGATCGAAAGTGGCTGCGGCGATCTCCGCCATAGCCTGCTTTCGACCCTCTTCGGTGTCGAGTTGCCATTTCTTTTCTGCGGCAGACCCGATCCCTGGGGCCGGAGCGTTTCGCTTCGACTCAATGTGGCGCTTCTGAGCCTCTGAGTAGAGGGCCTGAAGCTGACGATAACCCGCCTCAACATTCGGCTTGCCATCGTCCAGACGATTTGCGACCGCGAAAGAAACGATCAGTTCAACCTCGGAATCGTCCAACTCTCGGCCATCGGCCTTAGAAAGACGAGCGAGTTCAGAGTCAATGAGGGTTGCCTCTTGCTCCATCTGACGTTCTTCCGCCGCCTGCTTCTCGCGCTCGGAAAGCATTTGCTCCAAGCGGTCAATGCGTTCGTCGGGGTCCACATAGCCCGTGTCTTCGCTGTCGTCCTCTAGTTCGAGTCCGAGCATCTGAAGGGCTTGGGCTTGGGTTGCGGGGTTCCGCAGCGCAGATACAAGCGCCTGCGCTTGCTCTGCTTCCCGTCGCTTTGCCGATACTTCCTGAGTCTTACGGGTGTAATCCGCCTGCAATCTCTTGTAGGCAGCGTCGTAAGCGGCTCGGGCTTCTTCCGGCAGCTCGTCGGGGTTGTAGGACTCGGTAAATGCTGGTGCCGATTCCTCCGTGTTCGCCTGGTCCGTATTCGGAGCCTCTGTGGACTCGGGTGCGGGGGCGGTTTCATTCTGGGGCTGATCCTGATTGTCAGGGGCCTGTTCTGCCATTTCTGGCTTCCTTCCTGTGGAGCGGGGCGGCTAACCCCCTGCATCTGGCAGGGGCCGCTGATCCGCGAAAGTCTTATTTATTGGGGCGGTGTTTCTCCGCCGGGCAGGGACGGGAGGGGGGCTGCCTGCTGTGGCTTGGCGGCGTTATTCATTCCAAGCCCTTCAGCCATCTGCTGCTGCGCCGCTTGATCGCGGGCGGCTTGCTCTGCTTCGAGTTTCAGAAGCGTGTCGTAGTAGAGGGCGGCGGCTTCTTTGCCTACCTCGTCCAGACCGTCATAGTCGGTAGTCTTCATAAAGTCCTCGAAGACCTGCTTATGGACACGAACATTGTCGAACGGGCGGGGAATCCACCCCGGAACCTCTTCGGCCACCTGAATCTCTTCGCCGGTCTGCGGGTCAATCTCCATCGCTTCACCGGGGAAGACGCGCCGACTTGGTTCGTCCATAAAGGAACCGTCTTTGATCTTCTGGATTACATCGTTGGCGCGGGCAAGGTCAAGCTCGTAGGACTCAATCAGACCCTCTGCGGTGCCTGAGTTGATCGCGGCCATCGCCGCTTCGGGGCTGACCCACCCGAGCTGCGCGTAGTTCATTATTCGCTGCTCCATCGCCTGCTTCGTGCGCGGCTCGATAGAGTCGGGATAGACCCGAACATCTACCTGCCCGCGCAACTGAGCGCCGGTGAAATCGCGGATCGCTTCCGGTCCGAAGCGCCCCCTTATCTTCAGAAGCCTTTCTTCGGTGTAATGCCTGGCTACCAAGTAGAGACAATGGCGCATAAGGCGCGAATGGAACTCTGCGAGGTTGGCGATGAACGCTGCCCGGCGTGAGGTGTCGCGCTCGATCAGGGCTTGAATACCCCGAGCCGATTCCACGTTGCCGGGGATATCGTTCTGAGCCGCGATGCGGGCAATATCGCTTTCGGCCTGTCCCTTGATCTGGAATAGCTCCTGCGGGACGGGCGGAACGGGTCGCCATTCCATCTCGCCGTTGCCGACAACGTTATACACCGCGCCTGGCTCGTCGGTAAGTCGCTGCCCCTTCGCAAGTCCTCCATTACGAATGAGCAACTGTGGGTTCAACGCCAGCACCAACCACTCGACCGACTTAGAGGCGGCTGCGTTTATTGTCCTCTGTGCGTCAAGTAGGTGCCTTACTAGACCCTGATCCCTGTCGGAATCGGGGTCACGGGCGTAGGAAAGTTTGTGAAGAATGGGTTCGTCAATCGGTTCGCCGTCATAGTCGGCGCAGGGGTAGGGGCGCTCTGGAATCACAACGCGGCCATTGGCAATCACGATCCACCGGCCCTGCGGATACTCGGGGCAAGGGCGTTCCAGATACTCGCTGACGAGAACGAGCTTGGCTTCGGGGGTGGACTCAGAAGTAAGGGATTCGCTGCCCTGCGCGTCCGGGGTGAGCTTGCCGCCCGTGTATCCCTCCATCTGATAGATCGCTTCGGGGTCGCGGGCCTGCTCTACACAATGCCAGCGGGAATCCTCGAAGTTCAGACCCGGCTCCCAATAGACCTCATTGGGGCCGAAGACTCGGATACGCACATCGCCAATCCCCACATTGGTTCCCTGAATGAACGGGCCAACCTGATTATCGAAGTAGGGCCAAGCGAAGCCTTCGTCTGCGATTACGCCGTAGCGAACTACTTCTTCGGTAGCGGCGCGGATATGCCACTTGTCGTAGCCGTAGAGGGCTACCTTCTCAGCAAGTCGCGCTGCGCCGATATCTTCGGGGTCGGTGGTGGAAGGTGAGACTTGGTAGGAGGGAATCCGCGAAGTTGAAAGCGCAACCTCTCGCTCTACCACGTCGAAGATCAGATTTCGGGTGGTGCGCTGACGCTGCGGCGGCTTGCCAGATTGCTCGTAGTAGTTAGTGGTGGTGGGAAGAGAGTTGAGATTTCCCTTCTGATCGGTCCAATGGTATTGCTCTGAGCGCCAGAACTTCAGGCACTCGTTTCGCTTCGCTGATCCCTGGCGCATACGATTGCGCCCACGCGAAATACGCTCCTGCACCTTCGCAGGAACCTTCTGATCCTCATTCAAGTTCGTGTTATCAACAGGAGCTTCGGCCATTAGTCCTTATCTTGGGTCTGCCAGAAATCTTCGTCGTTGTCGAATGAAACGTGCTGCTTTCCGAACTCGCCGGTTTCTACATACGGCGCAACATCGGGAGCCTGTATTCGGTTGAGTAGTTCTGAGACTTGCTTCGCCTGTGCCTCACGCTCGCGCTGCGTATCTTGTAAGAGGCTCTGAGTTGCGGAGAGAAGCGAGTCAAAGTTGCGATCCGCAGTCCTAAAGCGATAAGCGACAAGGGCAACAAGGGCGAGGGACAGGACGGAAAGAATCGCAAGGGCGGCGATCACGAAAGAACCTGTTCAGTCTCGAACTCTTGGATCACCTTTACTGCGTCTTCCACTTTCTCCATCTGTTCGAGCTTGACCTTCATCGCATTGACCTGTTCTTTCAGATCATCTACTTCTTGCTTCGGAACCATTCCGAGCAGGTCGCGGGCTACTTCGGTGACGTAAGCAACCGAGAGGTAGATATAGGGGTCCATCTCGCCAGCGTAGGTGCCGGTGTCAATGAACGGGCCATCTATCTCCGAACTTACGATGCAGCGGGCAGGAACCTTTTCGGCGGTTTCTACGATCTTGGGCTTCAAGTGAATACTCCTAACGGGCCTTGTTGTTCAGTTCTTTCAGGTGGACTCCAGGGCGGTTCGTAAGTGGGGCTGAAACCCCGTCGCCTCTGTCGTCCTACATTCGGTGCGAGATTGCCCCAAGCGCGGGCCATAATCGCGTATCGCATCGCGTCGAGAAGGTGATCGTCCCTCTTTATGGCCGCGAACTCGTCGTTAGAGCGAGGGTCGCGGCGGTAGCGCGATATCTCCCAAAGTATGTTCCGGCAATCGGACGAAAAAACTAGGCGGTGCTGCTGGAGCCGCGCCTTTACTTCCAAGATGCCCGAAGCCCGGTCGTTCTGCCCGTGTTCGCAGTAGATACCTTCGCGGGCGAACTCTGCCTCTACGCCTTCCGCGTTGATCGTTGCGCGGTTGCGGGCAGACGGGTCAATCACATAGATAGGGTCCACGCCCCAGAACTCGTTGCGGTCCTTGATTGCCTCTGAGATAGGGCCTACCACCATCTCCTGCGGGTAGAACTCGTCAAAGACGAAAGCCCCGTTGTCATTGTCGAAGGCAACCCATACGACTCCCGTTCGACGGAAACCGGGGTCAATGCCTACAACGATATCTTGGCCCTTCAGGTGATCGCGGTTCGGGGCTTCGCGCAGATGGGTTTCGTCCGAATACTCGGGATAGAAAAGGCCGGAGAAGTGAACGAACTTGCCCGACTTACGAGCTTCAGCCTCCTCTTTAGTAAGGCCCGCCAAGAAGTCACGCTTTGCGTCTTGGTCAAGGTGGGGGTTATCGTCCATATCCACCTGCACTACGGTCACATCGTCGTCGTGCCGGCGCTCCCAGATTGCGTCGTAGGCCCAGGAGAGTCCGAGAAGCGGGGTGAAGGCGAATACTTCGTCGCCCCCGAAGTCCACTAGACGGGCGCGGCACTCTTGCCGGATAGCCTCGCCCTTGTCTCCGGGCGGTTCCTCGTCGTAGCAGACGCGGTGTAGGGCGGCTCCCGAAAACTTGTCCAAGTCCTGCTCGTAGGTGAGAAAGTCCCACCACGAACCGTTGGCGAACCTGAGAACCCGGCGCTGTTTGTCGTATGCCTTGTCCCACGATCCACCCTTCAGGGCTGCGCGGGGAACCCATTGGCGAATCTTGTGAAAGATCACGCCTTCCATCGTGGAAGTGAAGTCTGGAGAAACTAGGCGGCAGTAGAACTCGCCTTCGTGGTGCTTGTAAGGCTTCAGGTTGTCGGG